TTAGAAGAGCGTTTGTTTAATCAAGGTCGTATGGGTGTACAGACCTCTATGTTTGGTGGTACACCAGAGCAGTTTGCAATGTCTAAAGCACAAGCAGAAGCTCAGAACCAAGCATCCTTGATGGCTATACAACAAGCACAAGCAGAGCAACAACAACAAGCGGCTCTTGGGGCGCAGTTTACTACTTTAGGCTCTGGTCTTACGGCACAACAGCAGGCACTTGAGTCTGGTCAGCAACAGATGGGCTTAGGTGCACTTCAGGGTGCTTACGTACCACAGGCGGCTATGCTGTCAGCGTTCTCTCCAGCACTCAACGTAGCGTCTTTGGCAGACGTAGCACGTAGACAACAAGGTGAGCTTGGTTTAGAAGCGCAGATGGCTAATATTTCTGGGATTGTTGGTCAAAGAGCCGCGCTTGCTAATATGTACGGCGGTATCTATGGTGGTCTAGGCTCTGGTCTAGGCGGGTTACTTGGTGGTAATGGCGGTCTTCTTGATATATTATTTGGTTGATAAAAAAGGGTAACTAAAATGGCTACTAATATAGGTTCAATTTTAGCCCAATCAGGGGCGACTACTGGTCAACTTATGGGCGGTGGTATTGCTAATCTTGGTGCTGGTTTAAGTTCTGGAATAGGCGGTATGTTGACTAGACGTAGAAAAGCAGAAGAGGAAGCTGAAGCACAGCAGTTACTACAGCAGTACTCTAATGACCCTAGGCAACTACTGGCAATTGCACAAAAATATGCTATAGAGGGTAAGGCAGCTTTAGCTCAAACTTTTGAATCTGCTTCTCAATCTGTTTCTACCAGACAAAATGCACAAGCGGATCAATTGGCGGCAGAAGTCGATAGTGGAAGCAATAAGCAGCTAATAGAAAGTCAACTTTTAGGAAGACAAAAGAGGTCTGTTGCCCAGACCGCAGAAAAACTTGGTATGCCTGATTTAGCAAGGTCTGTAAGAGTGTCTACTAGTCCAGAAGAAATAGCAGAAATAGCTAAGGAAATACGAAAAGAGCAGATTGCTCGTACACCTTCACAGACTCCGGGTCAAAGAAGACAACGAGCTTTAGCTGCTGGTATTAGCTCTAAAGAGTTTGACGAGGCTGATTTAGCTAAGTCTACAGATGAATTTTTTGAAAGTTATGTAACGGGACAAAAAGCTAAAATAGAGGCTTGGGTTAACATTAAAGGTGAAATTAAACCATATAGGTTTCTAAACGGTAAGGTTTACGATGAAGAACTAGAAAGGTTTGTAGAGCCTAGTGAGTTAGGTTTAACACAACCCGCACCTTCAGTACAAAAAGTACTAGATGCCACTTCTAAGCTAAGTTTAAGATTACAAGAAGAAAACGCAGACGATATTATATCACAACGCACGAATGCTAGGGACGCTGTTGTAACCATTAACAGACTAGATAGGCAGTTAGGGCGTATTGGTAATATGCCTACGGGTATTGCGGCTAACCTTGAAACAGGTCTAAGGCAAGTGGGACAACTAATTGGAATTCCTTATGATCCAGAGTTAGTTAATTCCCAAACATATATGATAGAAGCGGCTACGTTTGTTAAAGAACAAATCAAGGCCTTTGGATCAGGTACTGGACTTAGTGACAAGGACTTGGCGTTTACTGAGAAGATGGTCGGTGCTGATCCTACAGTTCAAGCAGAGACTCTGGAGAGAATACTAGGTCTATATCGTCAGGCCGCAGTAGATACGGTAAAGTCTTATAACAAACTAGTTACAACAACAAGTAAAAAGTCTCCTGAAGTTGATATGGTGGGTTATGAGCCATTAGTAATTCCTGAGTCTGAGCAGCCTCCGCTATCGCCTGATGCCCTACAGTATATACCACAGCAAACAGGGGGTTAATAAGTGTCCTATACAAGGGAACAATTAATTGAAGGTCTAAATGCGGCGGTCGCTGCGGGTGATAATAAAGCTGCTAACGAAATTGGTGCCTTACTAGCTCAGATGGATGCAGCAGCCGCCCCTCCTCCAAACCCTAATGTTCGTAGACCTGATGAGACTTACGTTGAGGGAGTACAGAGGCGGTTTGGTGTTTCAGACTTCCAGACACCTTTGCAGGAATTTGGTCCTGAGTTGCAAGAGCGTTTAGATATAACTAGAGATCCTATGTCAGGTACTAATACTACTACCCGTGTCGCTGGCGCTGGAGTGTCTCAGGCTGCTAGGACAGGCGGTGAGTTAGTGATAGAAGCAGGATCACTAGTTCTACCTGATTTTGTACGAGATGCTGTAAGTTACTTAGGTGAGTCTAGTTACGCTAAAATGCTAGGGTATGCAGCTTCACAAGGCTTAGAGGCTTACAATGAAGTCGCAGAGCAGTACCCAGAAGCCGCAGAGCAGTTTGAAACTGTGATAGACATAAGTGCCTTATTTTCACCTAGGCCTGATCTATTAAATTTAGAAAAGGCGGCATTAGCCGCACGTAAAGCTAGTACAGGTTCTAAAATTTCAAAGGAAAAAGTAGCACTAACTACTTTACTTGCTCCTGAAAGATTAGAAACGGTTGATAGAACAGACAAGCAAGGTCTTATTAACACAGAAACTTGGGTTCCTAATGCGTTTGAAGATGGAGTCATTGACTTAGTACAGACTATTCCGGGTATTAGGCCTTATGGCACTGTCCATGAAAATTTTAGAACTATGCAAAACCATATTGATTCTAAGAAGGCAGAAACAGACAACCGTGTAGAGGCACAGAATAAACCAATAGACCTAGATGGCTTAAAACTTGAGTTTGATGAGGCAATAGAAGATTACTTAGCATCAGATGTTGTTTCTTTGGCGTCTCCGCAAGCTAAAAAAGCCATAGAGCAAATGGTGGAGAGTGCTAGAGTAATACTAAACTCAGAAGGTAACGATTTACTGGGTGTACTAAACGCACGTAGACGCTTTGATGAGGCCAACAGAAAATCTGGTACTAACTTAGATGCTGACGTAGCTACTTACAAAGTAGAGGCGGCTTTAAGAATCCGTACAGTACTAAATGATTACCTCAAGAAAAACACAAAGGGAGATGAACTACATCAACTGCTAAATGACCAGCACCTTACGCTAACTGCGCTAGACCGCCTAACAAACAAGAGAAACTTAGAGGCTAAAAACGCAATTGCTAGGACTATTCAAAATTTAGAAAATTCTACAGGTGTTCGTGTACCGCAGTCGGCCCTATCTATTCTCGCCCTAGGTACTGTGGGTGCTTCTGGTGCGGCTGCTCTAGGTGGCGCAGGAGTCACTATGGCTATTGGTGCTGGGCTGGGAGGCATTGCTGGTATTCAGGTAGCAAGACACGGGAAGGCGGCAGTGCTAAAAGCCTATGCTGAAACAATGTCAGCCCTAAATAAAGTTATTAAAACAGTAAATGATCCAGCTAAACTAGAAGTACTAGAGTTAGATCGACAGGTTATTGTTTCTCTTATGAATGATGTTAGAGAAATTGAGGAAAAGGAGCCTACGGCTGATGAGTAATCTCTACGCTATACGTAGGAAATACAAGACGCAAGCAAAGGAAACTGAAAGGGAGTACTCTGCACAAACAGTAAAAGGAGCATCTCAGTTTTTCCCAAATATGATAGACAACATTGTTAATACAGCTACGTCTGGTTTTAACAAGGCTATGGCTGCTGCCACACGCAGACGTGAACTAGAGATGCGGATGGCTAGACAAGGCATAACAGCAGACACGCTAGGGCAGTATGGCGAAGAATCCTTATCTCAAGCAGCAGGGACTGTTCAAACAGGGCTGTCACCTATCACAGGTATGATGGAGCAGCTAATCCCTAACCTAGGCGTTACTGAAGCTATAATGCAATCTCCAGTTGGTCGCAGGGGCGCAGAGTTAGTTAAAGAGTACCCTAGGACAGCTAAGAACGTAGGTAACGCCTTAGAAGCCGGTAGCTTTATTCCCGCCGCAAAGTTTGGTGGTCGGTTTATTAACGCCTTAGCTGATAATATGCCTACTGAGATGCCGGGGTTTTACAGCGGTAATCAAGTAGGTGCTGTAACAAAGGCAGTCGGAGGGGCCGTTGTACCCACTATGGGACAACTATTTGGTCCTAGTGCCCAAGCAACTAGAAACACAATAGGTACGGGGGCAGTGCGAGCAGAGGAGTATGTAAACAATCCTAAGCAGAGTGTAACCACAGGAACTATGTTAGCTAGTTCACACATGGGTAAACAACAGTCCAGAAGCCCTGATGGTCCAGATGATGTAGTACAGAATAGCGCAGAAACTCAGCGGTACGTACAAGACAGTGTTGACGTAAGTGACACAGAGGCCATAAGAGCAGGCCTTGCTTCTTTAGAACCCGACACACCAGATGTAGTACTAGATGCGGCCATGAATCACTGGAAAGCAGTACATAATATAGACAGAAGTGCTGGAGGAACAACGGCGGTAATACGTAGGCCTTTGTCGGGTGAAAAGCTATCAGGAGAGGCCGTAGGAACGGCTTCAACAGCGTCCCCTGTAGCTAGATCCTTAACTAGTCAGGTTACTTTAGGATCTGCACGTAAGGCACTACCAGATTCTGAGGGTAAAGACTTTTATAGTAAATACTTGACAATTGCTCAATATGCTAATAATAATAGGGTAAGAAAAGCTGTTAGCGACGGTAAGCTATCTAAGAATACCACAAGTTCTGGCGTACAACAGGATTACTGGAAGGGTTTAGCTAACCAGAACAATAATAAAAAGGTAACCGCCAATCAACAAGCGGCATTAGACTTCTTTGACAAAGCCAGACCTATCAAAATGACGGATAGGGGTGACGGCATATATACGTTCCAAGATGTAACTGCATCAGCAGCACAGGACTTAGGTGGAATGAACGCCTTTGGTGCTATAGATGTAAACAAAGGACAAGTATGGATAATGGGGTCGGATGGTCACGATCTAGTTGGCATGAAGCCGCCGGGAAATAATGACTTAGTAAATCTTGTTCCTATTCATTCGTTTAAAGTTGGGGAGAAGCGTAAGTACGATAGTCCAGAGAAAACTCAAGTAGACCTCAGTCGCATAGAAGAGATAACAGGAATTCCTAAGCAGAAAAAAGAGTCAGCCACTGCTTACCAAAAGAGAGTTTTAAGAGACTATAAAGGAACAGCAAACCTAAGTGACTACATGGCAGTAGGTAACAACCTTATAGGTGCTGGTATGCTGACTACAACAGTAGGGCAAGCAAATAACGAGGAATAACATGAAAGATAAAGACCACACAGTAAGCTACACATCTTTGGACTACCACAGTATGTGTGAGCGTTCTAAAGATCGCATCAAGAAGATGCAGAAGGAAGGAATACCTACGTCCCATGACCCTAAAGAGAAGCCAGAGGACGTAGGTGGTGACGACAGAGGTTACTCTATCTTCTTTATGTCTTAGATTTCACAGTTGTTACCTGTGCAAGCTAACTGCTGGCTACCTTCAGTCATATCAGACTCCTCATTGATATCCCAGTTGATTTTAGTAGGGAAGTCCTTCTTGAGTGACTTGAGGGTAGCCTTGTCCACAGGTTCATAAGGGGCCTGTTGGTAAGAATGATCTGAATAAGGAAGGAACGAAATTCCTGACACCTTGTCAAACTTGTTGTACAACCACTGGCCTACCTCTAGAAACTCGTGGTCACGGTAGTAGCAAGTCATAGACGGCTTGTGTTCACACCAGTAGTCCTGATACATCTCCCACAACTCTAGTTGCTCTATCGCACCCATGTCTGAGGCTGTCACAGCGCCCTCTGGAGCAGCGATAGGGAAGCTGAATACTTTGGTACTAGGGTTCATCACATCGTCCTCTACAGGCACACCAGCGGCCTCTAAGACCACACAGAGAGGGTCACGAGCGTCTGCACGAACACGTCGAATGTACTGTGGGCTAAAACGAGGATGGCACCCACTAGCACTATCAACCAACTGACTAACAGTACCGCTAGGCTTAATTGCAGTAATTGCTGTAGAGGGACTAATGTTAAGTCTCTCAGCCCACCGTTTGTTAGTCTCAATTGCTTCTTCTCGCATCTCTGTGAGCCACTTCTTAAGCTTTGCATTATCACCTCGTCCTGATAGTAAAGGATGGTCCATGATGCCCGTCAGTGACACCCCTAGTAAAGCCTCTTCCTCAGTGTTAGTCTTCCATATCTTGCGTAAGTATCTAAAGTCAGTTAGCGTAGCCTGTAGAGTACCTAGAATAGACGCTATACGTACCTTGTGCTTCAAGGTGGCTAACGTGTCCTGAGGTCTTACTACTACTTCTGACAGGTTGCAAAATTGGTTAGGACGTAAAATTATCTCAGAACATGGGTTTGTACCAAACTCGTGGTCAGGGTCACGCCTACCGTTCTTAGCTGCTTGTTTCTGACTAGCGACACGAGAGAACATACCACGTTCACCAGAGCGTGACTCGTACAAACTAGTCCACTCATTTAGGTAAGCCTCAAAGTCAGGCTTCTCTGTGTAGCAAGCAGAGTTGTTGGCTAGACCCCTATGTGGACTATCTACCCACCACTGTCCTGTCTTAGCACGACGTAAGCGATCATCAGTTAAGTTAGAGAGTGAGATAAGGGCGCTACGTCTGACTCCTCCGACCACAATACACGATGCTATCTTACAGCAAAGATCGTGGCATTCAATGGATGTAAGTTTTCTTCCAGCAGCTTCTCGAAAGATTTCGACTGTGAACTTGAAGAGGTCAACGAGAGGTTCTGGACCACTTGCACGACCTCCGAAAGTTTTAAGTGCGGAACCCGCAGGTCGTACTCTGCTAACGTCCCACTGGGGAATTTGACCTGAATACAACAGTGATACCAGTTCCCTAAACGATTTCGCCCATCCGACCTTTGAATCGTCAACATTAATAACTGTGTCTGTTCCATGAAACTCCTCTGCAACCTCTGGCAACTTAGATACGTACTGACGTTCTACTGAGTAACCTACTCCTGTGCCACACATGAGGACGTACATCATCTCATCAAAGGCCTTAGGGTGGTCAATAGGTAGGTAGCTACAGTTAAACCCTGCTACGTTGTCACGGTCTAAGGCTTCCCCTGCGGTCATCAAAGCTCGCATGGATGGCATTACGTTTAGATCATGTATAGCCTTGAAGATTTCAGATACTTCAAAGTCATTGAGGTCTGCTTTGTCTACCCAGTAGTTAACATAACGATTAACTGTCTCTTCCCAAGTCTCACGTCGTTGTTCCTCTGGTAGGTAACGTGCGTAGCGTGACTTGTGTATGTACTGTTGGTATGCGTCCATCTATTCTGTTACTCCTAGTGTCTCGTTTAATATTGCTTGTGATGCTAACTGTAGTAACATAAAGACACCATCAGGGTACTGCTCGTTAGAAGCTACTTCAAACATCTCCCCGTCTTCATACATAACTACAACTACTTTAGGACTTCTTTTCTCTTCTTCCATTACTAAAGCTTTGGCAGCAAAGGCCGTCAGAAACTCAGCAGTGGTAATCTCTGGTTCCTCTTCTTCTTTCTTACCTCCAAACTTACCTTCTACTACACGCATAGTTTTCTTAGGTTCAAAGCCTGTTGTGTCATCGTCATCACTCATGTACTAACTCCTTTATCAACCACTCTAGATACACACGGGCTTTACGTAAATCCTCTACTCCGTTCTTGTACTTGTATCTGTGGATGTACTTGTGTACGTTACCCTCGCAGTAAGCACGAAATTCATCGCCTAGTTGTTGCTTGATGTAATCAATAGCCTCGACGCCACCCTTGTTGTAATGCTCTGGTTTGTCAACTACGTCTACCTTGATCCACTTCTTCTCTGGTTTTGTCACCTCATCCCACTCTGCGGGTGTCGCGTTGTCAATACTCATAAACCTCATCCTCTAGTTCCTCTGTAAATTCGTCTAACTTGCGTATGAGTTTGTCTTCAAACCTGTCTAGTATTTCCTCAGATGAAATCTGTAACGCCTCTAGTAGATCGTCAGGGTCATACAAATGCAAAATCTTCTCCTTAATTTCTTCTAGTGTCAGTGACATAATCAACTAATTCCTTTAGTGTGTCTATAGTATACCATAGAATCTCGTGTTTGTCACACCATTGAGCCATTGTATTCTTGGTACTTTTACTTACTTTTTGGTTAGGCTTCATCAGTACAAATATGAGTTCATGCGTCTTTGGCAAACACTTAACGACCGAACGATACTTTTGTGTGTCGCCTGAGCGAAAGTATCCTTTGCATTCAATGAGGTAAGTCTTTCCGTTTCTTTCGTACACAAAGTCTGGGGTGTACTTACGTTCGATTCTGTACTCAATCTGCCACGGCTCATAGCTAAAGCCGTATGGTTGTAACTGTTTCGATACGTCATATTCAAACCCTGATCTAAATTCATTAGGATACTTCTTGGACTTTCGGCTCATTAATCACCTCTGTTAAATACCTTGGACCACTTGAGTACAAGAAAGTACGCAGACCTGACCAACATACGTGCTTGTACTGGCAATAAGAGCAACCCACTGCTAACTTTTGGTTGCCACTTTTTCCGTCTGGTACGACCTCGTGACACACCCCCGGCCACTCTGGTTGCTCTACTAGCTTTTTTACGCGTTCTATATGCTCCTCTATATCGTAGCCAATCTTGGCGTGTACAGGAGCCTGTGTGTCATCAGAGTCGTACATCAGATAAGTTAGATGTCCGTTCTGTTTATCCATAGCTAACCAACCAAACTTTGTTTCTCCTTCTGAATGTGCATAGCCCTTAATTTGAGCAATGTACCCAAACGGGTCATCAAAAGCGAGACTTCCGTCTTTGAATTTTTTAAACCCAAAAGTGGAAGTGCTTTTAACATCAGTGACAACACCATCAATTTTGCAGTCCATAGAGCCTTTGATACCTGCAACTTCACACTGCTTTTGTTCATCTGTCACCTCGTGTCCTGAGAGCCTAGTGAGAAACAGAAGCATCTCCTCAATCAGATGCCCGTACATAAACTTGACATACGTGTTAGGCGTCATATCCTCTTGTACGTCAGAGTTATTAACAGCGTTCCAGAGATAGCGATCATCTCGCCCAATGTTAGACATACGTAACTTACGACCGTCACGCTTCTCTGTAAACAAGTTTGACATAAGTTTCTTACAGTTCTCACCAAAGCGGTCTATCTCTTCGTATAGATCCACCTCATCCGGTACTTCCTTGGTAGCGACTACTTTATATATGTCCTCTACCAGTGAGTATATTTTATTCATTTATGGTTCCCATTTAAGTAATTAATAGCGGCCTGTAGTACTTCTGTATCATCGTTGAACCCACCTAGCGCCCTGTTACATTTATGGCACAGCCAGCCTCTAAAGGTTTCTTGTTCGTGATCGTGGTCTAGTACCCAGCTTCCGTTCTTAGTGTTTCCTTTGCCTTTTACGTCCTCCTCTGATCCCTTGCAGATGGGGCAGTGGTAGCCCTCCTGCGGCATACCATGTTTCTCCCTAAGTTGTTTACGGACCTTTTGCATCTCGTTGTTACATTTGCGGCACTCAGCCCTGAGGTAGTTACCACCTGAGGCCATGTTGTAAGCATCCAGTGGTAGATACTGGTCACACTTTGAACACACCTTTCCGTGGCCTGCGCCTAAATCTTCATGTTCAAAAAAGCACAGTTGATCCATCAGTGTGTGTCCGACCACGTTTGTCCAACTTTGTACTCTCCGTCGAGTGGGCATCTGAGGTCGAATGATAGACCCGACGCCTTGATGCACTCAACTGCGAGCCACCCAAACTTCTCTGCTTGTTCTGTGACAACCTCCGTTTGTATTTCATCGTGTACGTTCCCTACGAATCTGTAGTCAATCTTGTGCTGGGTAGCGTAGTCATCTAGGAGAACCAAAGCCCTCTTCATAATGATAGCACCAGCGGCCTGTAGCAGTGTGTTTAGTGCACTATGTTCTGATCTGACCCAGAGCTTACGTCCGTCGATTCCGACGAGGAAGCCTTTCCTAGACGCTTGTCCAACTCGTTCTCGTAGAGTTTCAAGAGCAGGTGTATTTCGTAGAAAGCGCCCCCTAAGCTTACTGCCATCTCTTGCAGTTCCTCCGACGATGCTTCCAATTTTTGCGTCCCCTGCTCCGTAGAGGAAAGCGTAGATGAAAGTCTTTGCCTGAGGTCTTGTTGCAAGTCCCGCAGCAACTTGATTTCTGGTGTGAATATCTTCTCTAAGTAGGACACTAGTAAACTCCTCATCGTCCATGTAGTGAGCTAACATACGTAACTCTAGTCCACTGGCATCAACACCTACCAGCTTACGATCCTCAGGTACTATCCAGCAGTCTCTACACTCCTTACCGTACTGCGAGTTAACTGAAGGCACCTGTGCCATGTTAGGGGTCTGGTGCGTCATACGTCCTGTGACTGCTCCGTTTGTTGTAACCCTACCGTGTACCCTGCCGTCATCCTGTACGTGTTCTAACCAAGATGATACCTGTGCGTAACGCTTCTGTAGCAAGAGGTACTCTAAGACCTGAACAGCCTCCGGTACGTGTTTGTTCTCCTCAAGGGTCTTTTCGTCCACCTGCGGCCTACCGCTGGGCGTGAGTTCCGACCATACAGCACCCTTAGCCTCAAGTCTTTCTGCAACCTGTTGGCGTGAGCCAGGATTGAAGATCGTAACCTTATCCTTAAGGCGCTTGCCTGTCTTTTCCGACACCCTTTCCTCGACAATAGGCGGGAACACTTTCTGGAGTTCATCCTCAATAGCATACATACTCTCCTTGAACCTAGCGCACAACGTGTGACACAGACGCTGATCTAGTAGCCATCCGTTGCTCACCTGCTCCTGTATGATCCACTGTACCTCGTGTTCTAGATCAATACACTGTTGCGAGAAGTCTGACAGTTCAACCATGAGTCGCTTGTACACTTCCTGTGTGACCTCAGTATCCCTGATGCAGTAGTCAATCATCTCTGATGTCACCTGTGACCAATCCTCGTAGTCGCCCTTAGCGTAGCCTAGGATGTTTCCCCAGTTCCGCAGAGAGTGACCACCAGACCTACTAGGCTCTGCTAGTCTAGACAGTACTAAAGTGTCAGTGACCATGCTCCTGTCAAAAGTAAAAGACCAAAGACGCTCGACCACAGGAACATCAAAGCCAATTCCGTTGTGGAATACGAACGTAACCGGCGCTTTACGCGATACATATTCTTTGAAATCTTGCTCATTACATATTACCTCGCTCTCTCCGTTGTGTAGACAGACAGCACACCAGATAACGCTAGGGTTTAGCCCGTCAGTTTCAATGTCACAGAAGACTAGGCTCAAAACTCTGTCTCCGGTGGCGTAGGGTTAGCGCACTCGTGGATGCGTCCTGTAAGCTTATCGTAACGTAGCCAGCAAGCAGGGCCAGTTTCACCAGAATAACGATTCTTAAGGATACGTACAGTCGTTGTGTTCCTTATGTCCTCATCTGGATTCTGTTGGTCACGCTCCATACCTATGACCATATCAGACAACTGGGCGATACTCTGGCTACCCCGTAAGTCCTGTAGACTGATACGTCCACCGTCCTCGTGAGCAGTACCAGAGCTACGCCGTAGGTGTGACACTAGGAACAAACTGATCCCTGTCTCAGCAACCAGTGTCCGCAACTTGGTCATTATTTCGTCAATGGCTTTCCGTTCATCTCCGTTTTCTTGAGAAGAAACGACGATTGATAAGTGGTCGAGGATGATGTACCGGCAGTCGCAAGCCTTTGCCATGTGCCTGACTCGTGATAGTAACTCGTCCGCTGATGCTGACCCCCAGTGGTCGAAAAGATAGTAACGACCTGACCCCATTGTTGCTTCCCAGTGCGGTCTAAGGTCATCGACAGGTGAATCTTCTTCCAAGTGTAGTCGCCTAGAGGATGCCACCGACATGATTCCCAGTGCTGTTGTTGCAACGTCCTCCTCCAGTGCAAGTACACCAATGTTGGATTCAGTTCTTTGCAGTAGATCGTACTCAAGTTCTCGTATAAACTGGGACTTTCCCATACCACTGCCGCTGGTGATAGTGACGAGTTCATATGGCCTGTGCCCTCTTGTTATTTCGTTTAGGCCATCCCAAGGGTACGGTATGCTCTTCACTTGGCGCTTGGCTACTAGCTTATCCCAAGTCTCAGTTCCAGCCACAATACCGTCAGGTCTGTACACTGCTGAGTCCCAGAATGCCTGTGTAAACTCTTGCACCCTGTTAGCCATGAGCATTTCACTGGCGTCCTTCAGGGGGAGTTTACATATCTTTAACTTGTTAGGACTAAATAAGTCCTTGACTTGCTCTAACGCTAACTCTCCAGCCTTGTCTTGGTCAAAACAAATGATTACGTTATCGTAACCCTCTAGCCACTCTAGGTTCTGCTTGATCTCCTTAGATGCGCTAGAGGCTCCTGTCCGTAGGGAAACCACGTCGTACTTCTGTCCAAACATCTCGTAGACAGACATAGCGTCTAACTCGCCCTCAGTTATCACGAGGTACTTACCTGTGCCTCTGCAATGCTTCTGACCGAACAAGCCTACGTTACTGTGGTTACCTGACGCACTAAATTGCTTTGTCTTTACTACACGCTTCTTAGCGCCTACTACCTCACCAGTGTCCTTGTCAAAGTAAGGGTAGTAGTGTGCATCAATCGTACCGTCAGGAGCGTACTCTACTGTCACTTGGTAACGCTTACACGTACCCTCCGACAGCCTCCTGTCAGGTATGGCAGACACTACGCCACCCATGTATAAGTTACTTGGTGTTGACACTTCCGTTTCCTCTCCTGTGTTTCCGTTTACGTGATAGTTACAATCTGAGGAGAAACAATGGCGGCCACCGTTAGAGTAGACCGCCAAGTTATCCTTACTACCACATTTTGGACATTCCTCGTGGTATAAGAATTTATCACTCATTAGAAGTCAGCCATTCCTTCAGGGGCATCAGCCTCCTCTAGAACCCGTACTGCTTCCAGATACGTAGGTGTACCGTGTACTGGGTGTGCTGGACCCGTCTTGTACTTCAGACGCACACGGGAGTTATACGGAACCTCTCCGCTGTACTTGTTACCATCAGCGTCAAACAATGCGATATCAAACTTTGAGTTAAATTTACGCTGCTTGTTGCCTTCGTAATCCTTAATCTTAATTCCTTGTGAAGACAGCGTACTAGCATCATCCTCTGACATAGTAATTGTTAGTGAAAACCTACCAGTAGACTGACCTTGGTACTCATCGTGTTGCGTGACGTTGCTAAAATTTACTGTTCCTTCAATAACTTGGCTTGACATATGGAATAATCTCCGTTTGTTAATTAACTGTACTCGCAAGTACACCTATAGTATACCACACTCCTCCTCTGATTGCAACCCTCGACAACTTAAGTTTCTAATGCAGTACTAATGTAGTACTACCTTACTTTCTTCTATATACATAATAGAAGAATACTAAAGTTATAACAAAAGACCCTATGAAGTACAAAAGCATTCTTCAGTTACTCCTTTGTAATACTTAAGTATATATTATCATAATCCTCCTGTAATTGCAAGACTTCATCTTGTGAAATATTACCTTCATTATCTATTGACTCAGAGTTTTCTAGCTCCCAGTGAGTAGCAATAGAGACTGACAGGCATTCGCTACAGAGGTCGTAGTGTAACCCCCTAACGTCCTTCTTAACTGCCTCTAAATCGTCTAAGATCACATCACACGCTTTACATCTCATACATTATCCTCTCTAGGAATCTCAAGTGGGTCTTTATGACCGCCTAAAATAATAATAAAAGTAGACGTTAGTAGTATAAATGGGATCAATACAGGCATTAGTAAACATAGAACAATAGTAATTAAGATGTTACCAAAATTAGATCGCATAGTCTTCCCCAAATATCTTATCGTATGAGCTTACTAGCTCGTTGTAGCTCATGTCTCTGTACCGCTTACGTATCACAGTCCTAGCCATAGACACGACCGTTGCAAAGTCTATAAAGTTAAGCTCAAACTCTGATAGATCCTGTATCATCTGCTCTTGTGTTAAATCTGGTTCCATTATACTGCCTCCTGTCCGTACCATTTCATAGGGATGCCCCTAGCGTCCCAATCGTCAGCCTTAAAGTTATAGTATACCTGATAACCTGTTACAGGGTCAACCCTCTTGCACTCGTCTGGCATACACTGTGGAGGGTCTACAAAGGGTGACACATCGCTCTGTAAGGCCACAGGAAGCCCACAGAGAGCTTCTAAGTGTTCACCTATAGTCTTGTGTACCTTTTGATAACGTCGCTCGTACTCGCATCCAAGGGCTTTCAGGTGGTGCCATGCCCAGACGTAAGCGTTAGCACTAGACCGCACCCAGACCGCTGAAGGGTGGTTTTTGTGGGTGCTTTTGTATGCTATCTGCCCACCGTCTAACTCGTTATGAGCCGTTGACAGTAATTGTGCTGTTTCCAGTATCATCTTTACCACGTGACGATCACACTGTAACCTCGCGGCCTCGTGTGGGTCCCTGTCTAAATAAAATATGTTCACTCGTGACCCTCCAATAACGCCAATGCTTTATGTATCTTTTCGTAGGCTTCTGTGTCTGGGTCGTACTGGTGCAGGGCTAGGCATCTAAAGTCTGTGACTATCAATTCAGCCGCATCCATTACTGCCTGCACGTTATCAATCCATTCCTGCATGGCCTCCTCTGTATCAACGCATGGTGTACCAGATCCGCACGTATTCCAATGGTCTATGCCGTTTTGCTCCCACCACTCAAGGTCGGTTTTATAAGCGTATAATTCATAGATCATTTTTTTCTCCTCATGTGGGCAAGCACAGTCTCACAATCTTTAAACGATACACGTTCGCCTGTGGCGTCATCATATGCGTTTTGATTTTCTGTCAAATCCTGCAAATTCCGTAATAAACAGCGGAGCATCTTTTCTAAAACAGCATCACACATCATAACTCTGTATCCCCGTTGTTAATCTCATCCTGAATGATACCCTCGAAATAGTCAATGTTCCACCCCTCGCGCAAATCCTGCGAGCCTATGCTAACCTTGAGTATCTCGAATACATCCCTGAAGTCGTCGCAAGTCAATTCCCAGTGTATCACAGCGTCAATGGTAGCCCAATCACAATCTAGTTGTACTGGTGTCTCGTGCATTCCGTATCTGTTCATGGCCTAATACCCTCCAGTTAATACTATGCTTAAGTCCTGAGCGTCAGCGGCAAAGGATAACCCGCGCTCTACCAGTGCCGCAACCCCATCATAAAAGTCTTTGTCTGTAGTGTAACATATAATCATGGCCCTAGGCCTCCTCGTTAATCGTTATCCAAAATACCGCTATAAGAGATCCTATGATCCAAAGCCACACATAATCCTGTAGGCTCATAACAGACATTCCCATAGTAACAATGCACCAGTGAATGATATAACAAAAACTAATGCTGCTACCATCTCATTTTCTATATTCATAGCCTCAGACCTCTGTTTAACAGGGCGCTGGATACCCAACGGGGAAACCAAAGTTTTACCAGTACAGG